AAAAAAGAAGTGAAAAAAGAAATGGATCATGGTGACGAAGAAGAAGATGAAGATGAGGAAGATGAAGACGAGGACGAAGTTGAAGAAGGTTCTTACGATAAAGGCAAAAAGAAAATGGTGAAAGCCAGTTACGGAAAGAAAGAATCTAAAAAGGTCACTAAAGAAGACCTAAATGTTGAAGAACATATTGATGCTATGCTTTCTGGGGATGACCTGTCGGAAGAATTTAAAGATAAAGCAAAAACAATTTTTGAAGCCGCCGTACTAGAAAAAGTAAATGAAGTAAAAGAAACTCTTGAGAAAGAGTTTGAGAATGATTTCGCAGAAGCTGTAACTGAAATTCGCACAGAACTATCAGAAAAAGTAGATGAATATTTGACTTATGTTGCCAAAGAATGGTTAGAAGAAAATAAACTTGCTGTCGAAAACGGTCTTAAGTTAGAAATCATGGAGAACTTTATTAAAGGTTTGAAAACTGTGTTTACTGAAAACTATATTGAAGTGCCAGAATCTAAAGTTGACTTGTACGCAGAGTCAGTAAAGGATTTGGACGAAAAGAAACAAAGTCTAGACGAAGAAATTTCCAAGAATATGGATCTTGCTAAGTCTGTTGAAGACCTTCAAAGAGAAATCGAAACCAGAAATATCTGCGAAGGACTAACTCTAACACAATCAGAAAAAGTTAGAAGCTTGAGTGAAGGAGTAGATTTTGTTTCGGTGGAAGATTTTGGGGAGAAATTACAGGTAATTAAGGATAATTATTTTCCTACTGAGTCTGTAGTTTCAGTTGTTAATGAAGAGGTTGTGTCAGTTGAAGAAACAACTGATGATACTGAATCAACAACAACTGTATCTCAAACCGACCCTAAAGTTGCTGCTCTTGCAGCTGCTATGGGTAGATTCAGTAAAAAATAAGTTTTTATAAATAATTACAGATTTAAGAAAATTAGACAACTTAATTCGACAACACTAAAAGGAGACTAGAGATGTATCAAGATACTCATCTAACAGAAAAACTTCAAGAAAAGTGGAAGCCAGTAATTGAGCATCCTGATCTTCCTGAGATTGGGGATTCGTACAAAAAGGCGGTGACTGCGATTCTTTTAGAAAACCAAGAAAAGGCTGCTAGAGAAGACGGTGCTATGCACAGTTTGACCGAAGCTGCTCCAATAAACGATGTGGATGGTGGAATGTCACCAACCGTAGGTAGTGAAGGAAATATCAAGGGTATGGATCCTGTCCTTATCTCTTTGATTAGACGTTCAATGCCAAACCTAATGGCATATGATGTACTAGGTGTTCAACCTATGACTGGCCCAACTGGACTTATCTTTGCGATGAAGTCACAGTATGGTGACCAAGCATCTGAAGCACTATTTGGTGAAGCAGATACTGACTTCGCTGGTGCTGGAACACACGCCGGTACAGACCCATTTGGTGACTTTAGTATTTCATCAAATGCTGGTTCATATGGTTCAGCTTCCAACTTCACAACTGGTACTGGTGCTGCTACTAATAAAGCAGAAGCACTTGGTGACGGTTCTGTTTCTGGAATGGGAACAGGTGGACACTTCAACCAAATGTCATTCTCAATTGAAAGAGTAACCGTAACTGCTAAGTCACGTGCCCTTAAAGCTGAGTACACTCAAGAACTTGCACAAGACCTAAAAGCTGTGCATGGACTTGACGCAGAAGCTGAACTCTCTAACATTCTTTCTACAGAAATTATGGCAGAGATTAACAGAGAAGTTCTTAGAACTATCTACGCAGCTGCGAAGCCTGGTGCTCAAAACAACGTAACTGATACTGGTGTTTTTGACCTCGCAAACGATTCAGATGGAAGATGGTCTGTTGAACGATATAAAGGTCTAATGTATCAAGTCGAGAGAGAAGCTAACGCAATCGCAAAAGAAACTCGTAGAGGAAAAGGTAATATGATTATCTGTTCTTCAGATGTTGCTTCTGCACTTGCAATGAGTGGACAACTTGATTACAACCCACAAATGCAAACTAATCTAAATGTTGACGACACTGGACAAACTTTTGCTGGTGTTCTTAACGGACGTATTAGAGTGTATGTAGACCCATATTTTGCAGTAGGTGCTGCTGGATATGAACTACTTGTTGTAGGATACAAAGGTACTTCACCTTATGACGCTGGTATGTTCTATTGCCCATATGTACCACTACAAATGGTTCGTGCAGTAGGTGAGAATACTTTCCAACCAAAAATTGGATTTAAAACTCGCTACGGTATCGTAACAAACCCATTTGCTGGTTCATCTGCACACGCTAACCAGTACTACAGAATAGTCGCTGTTAAGTCACTACTCTCATAAGAACAAATAATTAATAATAAATTAGTCGTTCTAAACTTAAGGGTCTCTTCGGAGACCCTTTTTTTTACCTTATAAATAGACACAGGGATGATAGAATTAATAATAATATCTACAGGAAAGAAAGTTCTTATAGCTGCATGGATTGTTGTATATACATTAATCATATCACAACCATCAGATGCATCAGAAAATAAACAACCAAAGAATATATTTCAATGTTTTTCTTGTTTTTTAAAAAAACCAAGTGATTGGACATGGGAACAAGAAATGAGAAAAGGTGTGCGTGAAGACCCCAAGTATATTACATGTCGAAGATACAAAAGAGTACAAACAAAAGGTGGTCAACAAGTATGTTTATACAGAGGAGCAAATAATACATACACTTTAGTAGTTGAGGGTCAATGTCCAAGTACATATCAATGTAAATATGACCCAAATGGAAAAGAACCAAACATTGATAGTGTGTTGGACTCCTTAAATGACTCCTTTAAAAAGTGATATAAATAGTATGTGTTAGGAGACAAAGATGGCAACATTAAATACCAATATAATCAATCCAAATACTTTACAGACAAATTCTTTTGAGTTGGTAATTAGTAAAGCTCCAACTCTAAGTAGATTTGTACAATCTGTATCTGTTCCAGGCGTTACAATGGGAGAAGCAACCATAGGTACTCCTTTTGCAGATAGAAGAGCGCCTGGCGATAAAATAATTTACTCTGTATTATCTTTATCATTTTTACCAGATGAAGATTTTAAATGTTGGAAAGAAGTTTATGAATGGATTACCGCTCTTGGGTTTCCAGTTAATTTTCAACAATACGGAGCATATTCAGCTGAAAGACAAGGGTTAACAGTAAAAGACCCATTTTCTGATGCAGTTCTAATTATTAATGATAATCAGAGTAAACCAAAACTAAAGTTAGACTTCAATAGTCTTTTCCCAATTGCACTTGGAGATATTCCATTTTCAACATCCGATACTGGAGCAGACCCAGTACCAGTAACAGCAGATTTTCAATACACATACTATACATGCACTAATTTATAATTTTTGAGGCGATTATATGAATGATTCAGTAGAATTGATGGCAAAGTTCATCGATGAGGCAAAAGAAGATATCAAACTCGATCTTCTAGATATAGAAAATGAACTATTAAGAAATTCACACTTAATAGGTAAATGGTTGACATATCAACAAAATCAAAAAGCAAAATTTTTATTGATAGAAACAGATTATAAACGGTTTTTATCAAAGAAAAAAAGATATCTAATGGGTAGATTAGACGATGAAGAACGAGAGTCTAATGGTTGGCCTATAGAAGGAAATAAAATCTTAAAAGCAGACCTTGATATGTGGTTAGATGCCGATGATGAAATTTTAAAAAAGAAAAAACATTATCTAGTACAAAAACAAATAGTAGAATTTATCGATAGTACTCTCAGTCAAGTTGTGGATAAAAAGTGGTCTATCAAGGCATATCTTGATTATAAAAAATGGATTGAAGGAAACTAATGGAAGAAGTTCTGGTTGAGAAACTAGATGAGGTTTATGTTCGCATAGATTCCAATGAGTTCTTTGTTTTAAAAGAACTTGTTGATTACTTTACGTTCAAAGTGCCTGGCGCAGAATTTATGCCATCCTACAAAAATAAAATGTGGGACGGTAGAATTAGGCTTTTAAATCCTAGCAATAGAAAATTATATAAAGGATTGTTACCACAATTAAAAAGATTTTGTGATTTAAATAATTATGCTTTTGTTTGTGAAGATGAACAACCACCAAAATTTTCAGACGAAAATCTTAAAGAACTAGTAGATTATATAAAACCAACGTCTGGTGGGAAATCAATTCAATACAGAGACTACCAATTAGATGCAGTAAAACATGCAATCAACAATCAAAGATGTTTACTACTTTCTCCAACTGCGTCTGGGAAATCTCTCATCATATACACTTTATTGAGATTTTACTCTTTACACCCAGACTTAGAAAAGAAGAAACTCTTAATTATTGTTCCTACTACATCATTGGTGCATCAAATGTATTCTGATTTCGAAGATTATGGATATAATAGTGAAAAGTTTTGCCACAAAATATATAGTGGTCAAGATAAGAATACTCACAAAAGAATTGTAATATCTACTTGGCAATCAATATTTAGATTGGATAAAGAGTACTTCAATCAATTTGGTTTGATAGTAGGAGATGAATGTCATTTATTTAAAGCAAATTCTTTAAATAAAATTATGGATAGAATGGTTAATTGCAAATATAGATTTGGAACAACAGGAACACTAGATGGGACTAAGACTCATAAGTTAATGCTTACTGGAATGTTTGGTGATGTGAAACAAGTTACCTCTACTAAAAAATTAATTGATAATAAAACTCTAGCAGAATTTAAAATAAAAGCTTTAGTACTAAAGTACACAGATGAACAAAGAAAAGAAAATAAGAAAGAAAATGAAGGTTCTGGTAGAAAGTATGCAGATGAGATATTTTGGATACTTCATAATGAAAGAAGAAATAGATTTATAGAAAACTTGACATTGAGTCTAAAAGGTAATACACTAGTACTTTATCAAAGAGTTGAGCAACATGGAAAACCAATGTTTGATTCCATCTCCAAAAGAGCAGAAGATGACAGGCCTGTTTTCTTTGTTAGTGGTGAGATAAAGGGAGAAGTCAGAGAAGAAATAAGAGCCTTAACTGAGAAGTCAAATAATGCAATCATTGTTGCATCTTATGGCACATTCTCTACTGGAGTCAATATCAAGAATCTTCATAATGTTATATTTTCATCTCCAACAAAAAGTAGAATAAGAAACTTACAGTCTATTGGAAGAGGGCTTAGAAGAAGTGATTCAAAAAGTAGTGCAACTCTATATGATATTGGGGATGATTTAAGACACAGGACTTATATCAATTTTGCGATGAGACACTTTTTTGAACGCATAAATATATACAACGAAGAGAAATTTGACTTTCAAGTTCATGATGTACAATTACATAAGGGAGTTTAAAAGTGCAGTATAAAATAATAAAACTTCAGAATGGAGATGACATAATCAGTGGAGTCTTATCAGTCAAAGAGAATAAAGATACCATCGCCTTGGATGACCCATATTGTCTAAAACAAATACCACAAGAAGGTGATGATGGAGACCTCAACGGTGCAACTGTCGCCTTTGTAAGATGGATTCCTTTCACAGAAGATACTCATATATATCTACCTCTTGACAGAATTATTACTATGACAAACGTAAAAGATGATTTGTTGAAATATTATATAAAACTATCCCAGAAACACAAGGATGAACCCCACAGTGAATTTCTTGAGGAAGACGGTTCGGAAGAAGATGAAGATTTCTTCAAGAAGCTTGGTAATGACCAAACAATACATTAATATATTTCTTAAAGACCTACAAGGTCTATTATACACATAAAAAAACTTTTGTCAAGCATTATTTTCAAAAAAGATGAAAAAAGTTTTGCTTGACATTGGTTTGATTTTGGGTTATAATGATATAAATTTTACGAGGTGAAATAGAATGACAGCTAAAGAGACTAAGCCAAAGAAAAGGGTGAAGCAACATTATGTAGACAATAAAAAATTATTGCAATCAATGATTGAATACCGTGAAATGATTTCTTCTGCAAAGAATGAAGGTAAACCACGGCCTAGAGTACCAAGTTACATTGGTGAATGTATTATGAAGATATCGCAACATCTTTCATATAGACCTAATTTTATAAATTATACTTATAAAGATGATATGATATCTGATGGTATAGAAAATTGTCTTTTGTATATTGACAATTTCAATCCAGAAAAGTCAAAAAATCCTTTTGCATATTTCACCCAAATAATATATTATGCATTTATCAGAAGAATCCAAAAAGAAAAGAAACAAACCTATGTGAAGTTCAAGTCTTTTGAACAAGCAAGTCTCATGTTAGATCTAGCTGGTGAGGGTAAAGATTCTGGTTCAAATCCTGTCAATCAAAATTTTCTAGAATTTATTCATAATAATATGGATGAGTTCTTGGCAGATTTTGAAAAAACTCAGAGAAACAAAAAAGAGAAAAGAAAAAAATCCAAAGAAAACGCAGACGTTGAAGAAAATCTAAAGGATAATTAATGAAAATTGCACTTATTACGGATACCCATTTTGGTGCTCGTGGGGATTCGATGTTGTTCTATGATTATATGATGGAGTTCTATAATGAAGTATTCTTTCCTTACATAGATAAAAATAAAATTGATACGGTAATACATCTTGGAGATGTTGTTGACAGAAGAAAGTTTATAAACTTCAATGTCCTTCATCGCTTCAAGAAAGATTTTTTAGGCGGTTTACAAGACCGTAAGTTAGATACTCATATAATTATTGGTAATCATGACACATACTTTAAGAATACAAATACCGTAAATGCAATGAATGAGTTGATTGATTTTAATCATCCATTTGCTCCTAAAGTATACACAGACCCCATCCACCTACAATTCGATGACAGAAAAATATGTATTATGCCTTGGATTAATTCAGAAAACTATGAAAATGCATTGAGTTTTATAAAGAAAAGTGATGCTGAAGTTTTGTTTGGCCATCTTGAGATTGCTGGATTTGAAATGAATAGAGGTATGAGATGCGAAGATGGACTAAGTATAAAAAAGTTTGATAAGTTTAATCTTGTTTGTTCTGGTCACTTCCATCATAAATCAAATAATGGAAAGATACATTATCTAGGAAATCCTTATGAAACCACATGGATGGATTATAATGATCCAAAAGGGTTTCACATATTTGATACTGAAACTCTAGAGTTGGAATTTATAAAAAATCCATTCAAAATGTTTCATAAAATTTACTATGATGAAGATAAGAAACAAGATATATCAAACCTATCCGATAGATATGTAAAAATAATTGTTCAGAACAAAACTGACTCATATAAGTTTGATGTGTTTTTAGATTCCTTATACAAACAAAATGTTGCAGATATTAGTATAGTAGAAGACAATCAAGATTTTGTAGAAGAGGGAGATGTTGATGTTATTCAAGATACAATGACGTTATTATCTGAATATATCGATGGGTATGAAATGACTATTGATAAAACTAGATTGAAAGGTTTTATCAAAGAATTATATGTTGACGCAATAAGAGAAAATGTTTAATGATAGAATTTAACACTATTAAATGGAAAAACTTTCTTTCCACTGGAAATAACTTTACAGAAGTTCAATTAGACAAAACATCGTCAACATTAATTCTTGGTGCGAATGGTGCTGGTAAGTCTACTATATTGGATGCATTGTGTTTTGGGTTGTTTGGTAAAGCATTTCGTAAGATAAACAAACCTCAACTTATAAATTCAATAAACGAAAAAGACTGTATTATTGAAGTTCGGTTTACTATAGGTAGGAATAAGTATCTAGTTAGAAGAGGAATTAAACCAAATCTATTTGAAATATTTGTAAATGATTCTATGTTAGACCAAGACTCAAAGATAAAGGATTCTCAAACATATCTTGAAGATAACATTCTTAAGTTAAATTACAAATCTTTTACTCAAACTGTAATTCTTGGTTCTGCAACATTTGTTCCATTTATGCAATTGTCAGCTGCAGATAGAAGAGATATCATAGAAGATTTGTTGGATATAAAAATATTTACTTCTATGAATGAACTTTTAAAGGTTCGACAATTTCAGTTAAAAGATAAAATGACACAAAATGAGAATGATAGAGTTTTGTGTGATAATAAAATACATATCCAAAGTTCTTATATAGAAGAAATTAACAAGGCAAAGAAAAGTTCTATAAAATCTATTCAAAATAAAATAGACCTCAGAGAAGATAGTATATCGAAGAATTTGGATTTTATTGATGGGACACTTAAAAAATCGTGTGAGTTTGAAACACTTATTGATGATCATGCCTTAGTAAAGAAAAAACAAAATAAACTTGACTCATTAGAAAGTCAACTGATGTCCAATCTAAAGAAGAATAAAAAAGACGAAAAGTTTTTTTCTGAGGTTGATAGTTGTCCTACTTGCAAACAAAAAGTAAATGATTCTCATAGAGAATCTATGACTAGTGATGCAAGAGGAAAAGTAATAGAATTAGAAACTGCGATAGAAAAATTAGGTGCAGAGTTTAAAAAAGTAAATGATAGATTAAATAGTATCACTGATATTCAAGAACAAATATCTTTGTGTTCTTCCCAGATATCGGAAAAAAATTCTGAAATTAAATTGTTGAAAAGAGATATCAATGAATTTAAAAATGAAATAACAGAATTGCAAAGTAAAGATACCTCTGTTGGTGGACTTCAAAAAGAATTAAAAAAACTTGAAGATTCGTTATCTAATCTTGATAATATTAGAAAAGAGTTGAGTGAATCTAGAGAATATCACAATATTGCATCGATGTTATTAAAAGATACTGGAGTTAAAACTTCAATTATAAAATATTATTTGCCTATCATGAATAAGTTAATCAATCAATATTTGCAGTCTATGGATTTTTACGTTAACTTTACAATGGATGAAAAGTTTTCCGAATCGATTAAATCTAGAAGTAGAGAAAGATTTACATATGCGTCTTTTAGTGAAGGTGAGAAAATGAGAATAGATTTAGCTTTGTTATTTACTTGGAGATCAATAGCAAAGATGAAAAATTCAGTAAATACAAATCTACTGATATTAGATGAAGTGTTTGATAGTTCTCTTGATAACAACGGAACTGATGAGTTTTTGAAATTATTAAACACATTAGGCGGTAATAATGTTTTTGTGATAAGTCATAAAGGAGAAATACTTTATGATAAATTTAGGAGTGTAATAAAGTTCGATAAAATTAAGAACTTTAGTCAGATAGTGGAAGAAAAATAAAAATGGGACTTTACTTGGAATCTTGTTACGAAATTACAAAAGACTATCCAAATTATGATTATGTATTAACATCACCCCCCGATTATGCAGAATTAGGAATAGACCCCAAAACTGGCCAGTGGGAAGTTTTTCTGGATAGTTGGATGAGTCAGTTAAAACCAAAAAAGAATTTGGTAACTATATGTACTACCGATAGGAAGGCAGATGGTAAGATATATCCAAAACATATAAAAATAATTAATGTTATGGAAGATAATGGTTGGTTTTTAAAATCTAAAAAGATATGGGTGAAATCCTATAAAGTTAATATGTTTAGAATGAATTATATGAATATATTAACCTTTGCAAAAAAACCATTTAAAGTAGTAAATCCTCATGACCCAGATGTATTCTTTGATGATTCGTCAACAGTTGTTAGTGGGTTTAAATATGGGATGTCCTTGGATGTCTGTAGAAGGATGATTGTAAACTGCACAGAAAAGGATGATGTTGTGTATGACCCTTTCATGGGGTCTGGCACTACAGCCGTTGCAGCTATTCGTGAAGGAAGAGGATACCAAGGGGCAGAAATAAACGAACCAACATGGTTGATTTCTAAGGAGAGAGTTGCAGAAGAATTAAATAAACCCCCAACAATGGAGCAATATTTTGACTGACCCATTTAAAATTAATTATGATAAAAAAGAAAAAGAAAAAGAAGACCCATTTCTAAATGAAGGCTTGACTTTACTACTAATTATTGTTACATTAGTAGGTATAACACTTATTTTGAACTGGATTGCGTGGTTATTTGGAGTATAATATGAAAGAAGAAAACCTTTACGAATTTTTAAAAGAATGTAAAAACCACGATGGTTTGCCCTGCATGGATACAAATTTATTTGGTCATGTCACTGAGATGTACGGAAAAGAAGTTTTCAGAAAAGTACTCGCAGAATTTATCACAAAAGAAAAACCACCATTCCCATATAAAGAATTTGCATACGAAGATTTGTTAACTTCATTTAGAAAATTAAAAAAAGTTGATTACTCTCAATATATAACTCCAAAAGAAAATCAACAAAAAGAAGTTTTAGAAAAATATGACGATTACAAATATTCTTATGAAAAATTTGGTCTAGGAATGATTGATGCTCCTTCAACATTTAATGAAGTGAGTGACTATTTTCAGAACAAACTTAGGATGCAGTGTGGGTCTTATGGGTTTCGTTCTCCTGTAGATAGGTGGAATGATGGGGATAATATTTGGGGGGTCTTAGGCCCCGTTTGGCGAGGTGTGAACGATAGTTGGGAACTAGGGCCCAAACAATATATGATGGCATTTCGTCTTGGAACATACATTGCAACACAATTCAAACCGATAGTTGCAAAAGTTATTTATGAGATGACAGATGCAAAAATAGTACTTGATACATCAATGGGATGGGGAGACAGATTGTGTGGATTTTTTGCTTCGAAAGCAAGTCATTATATAGGATGTGACCCAAATCCAAATACATTTGAAAATTATAAAAAACAAGCAGAAGAATACTCAAAATTTATTGGTAATGAATATGCAATTGTTGATGACGGAGATAGATGGGAATTAGACGGTCATTTAAAGTCTGTGGTTATGTATAGATGTGGTGCAGAAAATTTGCCTTGGGAAGATATTAACAATATAGATTGTGCATTTACAAGTCCACCATATTTTTCTACAGAAAGATATAACGAAGGTGGATTACATTCTGAAGACCAATCGTGGGCAAAATTTAATGAGTATGAGGCATGGAGAGATGATTTTTATCTTCCAGTTTCTGCAAATACATTTGACTCATTAGCGCCTGGCGGTCATATGTTGGTAAACATTATGGATCCAAAAATTAAAGGCAAAAGATATCGTTCTGGTGATGAATTAGTCGATGAGCTTAAAGATGATTTCATAGGTCAAGTAGGTATGAGAATAATGCAAAGACCTCAAGGAAAGGCTGTGTTCTCAGACGAAGATGGAAACTTTGATAAAGAAAAATTAAACTCTTTTATGAATAAAACATACATGGAAAATGTTTGGTGTTTTAGAAAAGGAAAGGGAATTGATTTATTCCGACATAAGAGGGTTATATCCTTAGATAGTTTTTTATAAATAGTATAAAACCTACAAGGATTATACTTTCATGGCTGATTCGCTGTTAAATACTTCCATATCTGCTATTGTCACAAATGCGACTAATAAAATACCAACTGCAACGGTTGATGAATTAGTCCAAATTGCGTCTGCAATAGATGACATTGGAAAAGACGAAGATTCCACTTTAGAAACTGCTATAAACAGCCGTATCAACACCCTTATGGGTGGTTCTCCTACAGTTACTGATGTACAGAAACTAGGCAGAGTCATTCGAAGAATGACTGATGAAACTGTTGCATCTCAGGCAGGAAACACAGATAACTTAACAGAAGGTTCAACTAATCTTTATCATACAAGTGCAAGAGCGATAAGTGCTGTAACAGGTTCTGATTTAGATATGGGTGGTAATAAAGTCCAGTTTGGTAATATGTACGCAACTGAGGCTGACCTTCCTTCTGCGTCTACTTATCATGGTATGTTTGCTCATGTACATGCAACTGGCAAGGCCTATTTTGCTCATGCTGGTACTTGGCACAAGTTAATAGATGAAAATACATCTAGTATAAATGCAAATATTGTAGGTACTGTATCTGGAGATATTTTAGACACTAACGGTAATGTTCTTCTTGATAA